CTACCCCTTTTGGCAATATGTCCCCTTGTTTTGGACACAATATCAGCTTTCTTTGGTCTTCCTATGGCAGAGACTCCCTAGACTCCCTTGATACCGCCTGTGGTATCGCTGATTATAAGAAAGATACACCTTAGCTATTGACTTTGTCTCTAAAATATGCTATAATCGGTAACTAGATAGTAGTGACAACGAAGTACCATATAACTAAGGCGACACGGTAGAGCCAATCACCTACCGTAACCCCCTTAGAATTGACACATAGACGCGAACGATTCCGAACAGTAGCGCGTCTAATCGGTAATAATCACTAATTGTTATAACACTAACAGTTCATATAGGTATAATGTGTCAAACACAAGCGCCGATAGCGCCTTAGTAGATATGGTGTCCAACTCCGAGGGTTCGGCAGTATCGGAGACAGACGCTAACAGCATACCGAAGTCTCCGCCGATAGGAAGACCAAAGAAAGCTGATATTGTGTCCAAAACAAGGGGACATATTGCCAAAAGGGGTAGGCCTCCCGGTGAAGCTGCCGCGATGGCAGAGTTCAAAGCAAGGCTGGTACACTCGCCTAAGAGCCGCAAGGTGATTGATGCTATTGTCGATGCGGCATTGGATGATACCCATAAGAACCAAGCAGCAGCGTGGAAGATCATAGCAGATCGTATATTACCCCTTAGCCAGTTTGAGAAAGGCGTAGGTGGCAAGAGTGCCATCACGATCAACATCAGCGGCCTTAATGACGCTACCATAAGTGCCTCTTCTGACGAAGCGGCTATCGAAGGGGAGTGTGAGGACGATGAAGAGTAAAAGTGCTAGTAAGCCTGCTATGGGTGGCGGGATGGAGTGGTGTTCTCGTGTTCTGGTGGCTTCTCCTATACATTATGGTCTGTGTACTTCTGAGCTTGCCTTCAGACGAGAACTGAAGCGCCTGGGATTACATGAGCCTCCTGACTGGCCGAGTGAGTCCAGTGATGCTGAAATGATGGAGTTTGAGACAGAAGGGGGCGGTAAAATTATTATCGTATGTGTACACCCTAATAAGAATATGAACGACCTCACAGCGACTCTTGTGCACGAGGCAGTTCATATCTGGCAAAGAATCAAAGAATACATAGTCGAGAAAGAGCCTAGTCCAGAGTTTGAAGCGTATAGCATTGAAAGTATCTTCAAATCACTCAGAGCAGCCTATGTGGCTCAACGCTTCCGAGGAAAGAAACAAAGATGTTAGCTCCTAACATAAAAGCGGCACTATCTCCAAAAGAAAACAGTATTAAGGTTCTGAAGCATCTGTTGAAAGAAACAGAGCTGTCCAACAGTCTCCTCATAGCCATGATGGCTAACATAGCAGTAGAGACCGGATATACCTACGATCACAAGACCAAGCAGAAGGGTTTACGCACCGATCCTGCTTTTGGTCTATTCCAGTTTGACCCCCGTGGAGGCCTAGCGTCTCTATACCATGAGTACCTTGAGTACCGTAAGTGTGATGATTCTGCCGAAGCGCAATTAGATATGCTGGTGGACATCTTGCTTAAAACATGGAAAAAGGGGGTCTCTCACGTTGGGAGCGGAAACGTCAACAAAGTGCTGGAGGCGGCTAAAGAAGGCCATGCTCCTGCAACGGAGGCGTTCTGCTCCCACATTCTTAAACCAGGTAAGCCTCACCTTGATCGCCGCTTGAAGGCTATTACAATGGTAGAATCCCTGATGGCTGAGGTTGTAAGCTCTTAATGACTTCACTCAGCGTAAAGCTATTGGAATGGCAGAAGAAAGTATGGAGCCACCCAGCACGCTTCAAGATCATTGCGGCAGGACGCCGTACAGGAAAGACACGCCTAGCGGCCTACACGGTACTGGTAAAGGCGCTACAAGCAACTCAAGGGACTGTGTTCTATGTCGGCCCTACGCAAGGGCAGGCCAGAGACATCATGTGGAAGCTATTGCTGGATATAGGTCATGGCGTCATCAAAAACGTCCATGTTAACAACCTTGAGATAACCCTTGTAAACGGCATCACCATACGCCTCAAAGGCGCTGACAGACCAGAGACAATGCGCGGTGTCTCTCTGTTCTATCTGGTATTGGACGAATACGCTGATATCCGTCCTGACGTTTGGGAACAGATTCTACGCCCTGCGCTGGCGGACTTGAAGGGCGAGGCGATGTTCATAGGTACGCCTATGGGCCGCAACCACTTCTACGACCTGTTCACCTACGCACAGCGCGAAGAAGACTCCGATTACCACGCTTGGCATTTTACCTCCTACGATAACGAAACACTCGACCCTAACGAGATAGAGGCGGCTAAACGCTCTATGTCTTCTTACGCCTTCCGCCAAGAATTTATGGCATCTTTTGAGGCACAAGGGTCAGAGATATTCAAAGAGGATTGGGTTAAGTTCGGAGAAACCCCAGACGATGGCGACTACTACATTGCCATCGACCTTGCAGGTTTTACTGAGGGAGTGGCAAAGCGATCCAAGAACACTAAACTTGACCAAAGTGCCATTGCGGTAGTTAAAGTCACCTCTGATGGTGCATGGCACATTGAGAACATTATCAGGGGACGCTGGGACTTAGGCACTACTGCCACTAAGATATTTCAAGCCGTAAGAGACTACCAGCCAGTAGCGGTAGGCATAGAGAAGGGCATTAGCCGACAGGCGGTAATGTCTCCTCTGAGCGACACCATGCGTCGTAACAACAAGTACTTCAACGTGGTAGAGCTTACCCACGGTAACCAGAAGAAGACAGACCGTGTTGTGTGGGCGCTACAGGGCCGTTTTGAGCACGGCCGCATTACCATAGGCGATGGTGAGTGGAAAGACGACTTCCTTGACCAGCTATACCAGTTCCCTTCTGAATTAGTACACGATGACTTGGTAGACGCAGTAGCATACATCGATCAGTTAGCCAAGGTGCCTTACGGCATAGAAGACTTTGAACAAACAGATTACGAACCTTTAGACCTCATATCAGGATACTGATGATGATTGAAGAATTTGAGAAAGAAGATTTCAACGAAGAGCAAGACCTTGCTGAGTGGATAATGAGCAAAGTAGAGGCGTGGAAGGAGCACTATGACTCCGAGTACCGCCAGAAGCACGAAGAGTACTATCGCATTTGGCGTGGTGTGTGGGCAGCTCAGGACAAGACCCGCGAGAGCGAACGGTCACGCCTGATTAGTCCCGCTACGCAGCAGGCAGTAGAGTCTTCAGTCGCTGAACTAGAAGAGGCTACCTTTGGTCGTGGTCGTTGGTTTGACATCAAAGATGACTCCCAGGATGAAGACTCAGGTGACATCTCTTACCTGAAGAAAAAGTTGTATGAAGACTTTCAGAAGCAAAAGGTCAGGAAGGCTACAGCAGAGTGTCTGCTCACTAGCGCCATCTATGGTACTGGCATTGCGGAAGTGTGCATTGAGACCATTAAGGAGATGGCTCCAGCAACTCAGCCTATCATGGATGGGCAGCTTCAAGCGGTAGGCGTCAACATCACTGACCGTACTGTAGTGCGCCTACGTCCTATCCTCCCTCAGAACTTCCTCATTGACCCTGCCGCCTGTTCTATCGAAGACGCTCTTGGTTGCGCCGTAGATGAGAACGTCCCTACACATGAAATCGAAGAGAAACAGGAAGAGGGTGTATACAAGAAGGTGTCTCTGGACACAGTTGTGTTTGAAGACGACCTAGAACCTGATATTACCATTCAGCGTCCTGCCGAAGGCCGTACCCGCCGTACTACCTATTACGGTAAGGTCCCACGCGCTCTACTGGAGAATGCTCGTAAGGAAGAAGGCGTAGAGGTAGTTACTCTTACTGAAGATACAGAAGATAAGTCGAAGTACGTTGAAGCTATTGTTGTCATAGCCAACGGTGGCGCTCTGCTGAAGGCAGAAGAGAATCCCTACATGATGCAAGATCGCCCACTGGTATCCTTCCCGTGGGATGTTGTCCCCGGCCTGTTCTGGGGCCGTGGTATCTGCGAGAAAGCATACAATAGTCAGAAGGCGCTGGATGCTGAGTTACGAGCGCGTCAGGATGCACTGGCACTTACTGTGCACCCTATGATTGGGATCGACTCTACACGCCTCCCTCGCGGTATGAATATGGAAGTCCGCCCCGGTAAGACGCTGCTCACTGTTGGCCCTCCTGGGGATGTGATTCAGCCTATTAAATTAGGTGCAGTAGACCAAGTAACCTTCGTGCAGGCAGAGGCTCTCCAGCGTATGCTCCAGATGGCTACAGGCGCTATCGATAGCGCAGGCATAGCAGGAAGCATCAATGGTGACGCTACCGCCGCTGGTATCTCTATGAGCCTTGGGGCGATCATCAAGCGTCATAAGCGTACATTGATTAACTTCCAAGAATCGTTTATAATTCCATTCGTGGAAAAGGCAGCATGGCGCTACATGCAGTTTGATCCTGAACACTACCCGGTCAAGGATTACAACTTCATTGCTACCTCCTCGCTTGGTATTATTGCTCGTGAGTACGAAGTTACCCAGCTCACCCAACTACTACAGACGATGGGCCAAGACAGTCCTCTGTACGCTCCCCTTGTGATGGCTATTGTTGACAACATGAGCTTGGGCAACAGTGAGGAACTCAAAAAGACCCTCATCAAAGCCTCTGAGCCTTCGCCTGAGGCACAACAGGCAGCACAGGCACAGCAGGAGAGCCAGTTACGCTTCCAAGCCTCTCAGACGGCTGCTCTGGAAGCACAAGCGAACGAGTCAGCGGCAAGGGCAGCGAAATACACAGAAGAGACCCGCATTATGCCTATTGAGATTGCCATGAAGAACCTCCCAGAAAACCCAGAAGAGGCTGACGTACGCCGTAGAGTACAGATCGCTAACGTCATGCTAAAAGAGCGTGAGGTAGCGGCCAAAGAGGGAGGTTTTAATGGCTAAGAAAGACTCAAGGCTTGAGAGAGCAGGAGTAGAGGCTTACAACAAGCCAAAGAGAACACCAGGACATCCCACCAAAAGCCATGTAGTGGTAGCCAAACAGGGTGATCAGGTTAAGACGATCAGATTTGGTCAGCAGGGCGTTAGCGGTAGCCCCAAGCGCGAAGGAGAGTCGGAAGCGGATCGGAAGCGTAGGGCATCGTTCAAGGCCCGTCATGCTTCTAACATTGCCAAAGGGAAGATGTCAGCGGCATACTGGGCTGATAAGACTAAGTGGTAAATAACAACAACAAGAGGAGTATTGCTTATGCTAACTCAAACTGAAATTAATCGCCTGTTTGAACAGGTAAATAAGGCATTTGAAGCTGATCGGGATCGCATAAACGCCCTTGAGAAGCGTGTAAAAGACCTTGAGAGCGCCAATAACGCTTCCGCAAGCAGCAGCAAGACCATTCCAAAGCAGCCACAGACTGCCAATGCTGCCAGCAAGGCAGGCTAAAATGACACAGGAAATCGATAATCTCTCGCTTTACTTGACAATAATGGCTAATGGCCCTGAAGGATGGACTCCTGAACAGGTCAAATCAGCCTACGACTTCGCCAAGAGCCTCCAGCCTAAGACAGGGCAGGCTGAAGTCCTTAGTTTTACTGGCCGTGACCCTAAGATTCCCCTTGACAGACACTAAAAAGTATGGTATAATCCGAAATGAATAAAGACCTACAAGAATACTACGATGCTTTGTTTGATCTGTTTGGGTCTAAGGGCTGGAAAGTCCTAACCGAACAGCTGGAAACGAATAAAAGCAGTATCAATTCCATCAGGGATATTCCCGACGTCAAGAGCCTTCACTTCAAGCAAGGTCAACTTGACGTAATCGACATTATCCTTACCCTTCCCGTGCTTACTGAGCAGTCATTTAAATCGGCTCAGGAGCCTTCCGAATGATCTTTGACTTCCGCTGCCCTTCCGGGCATACGAACGAGAGGAACGTGTCTAGCGATGTCCGCAATATGCCATGCTTAGAGTGTGGCGCAGATGCCGTTAGGATCGTATCAGGAACTTCAGTGAAACTCCCCGGTTGGGACCCTGGCTACCCAGGAGCCTACGATAAATGGGCAAGAGATCACGAAAAGTCCTCAAAGAAGAAACATAAAGGATAACTACCCTGCCGGTAGCCCCTTTTATATCTCCACAATGTTATTACACGGAGTAAGAAATGGCAGAACTCATTAATGATCGTCCGCTTGACGATAGCGACAAAGAAATACTCAACAATCTTGTAGCACATGAAGCTCCCGAAAAGGAGACATCTCAAGGCCAAGATGACCTACCTGACAAGTACCGTGGTAAATCAGCAGCTGATATTGCTAGGATGCATCAAGAGGCTGAGAAGGCAATTGGCAGACAAGGACAGGAGTTAGGCGATCTTCGCCGTGTCGTAGACGATATTCTAGTCAAGCAGTCAGAAATCATTACCAAGAAAGAACCCCCGCAGGAAGTAGACTTCTTCGCTGATCCCAAAGCGGCGGTAGCACAGTCAATTGAATCCCACCCTATGGTGGCAGAGCTTAAGCAGCATACGGCAAACGCCAAAAAGGCATCGTCGCAAGCTGAACTGATCCGTAGACACCCGGACGCATACGACCTGATTGCTGATCAAGCCTTCGTTGAGTATGCTACAGCTACGCCAACCCGTAGGGCGCTCCTGAAACAAGCTGACAGCAACATGGATGTAGACGCTGCTGATGAACTCTTTACCTCTTATAAAGAGCGTAAGAATCTTCTACAGCAGACTGTGCAGTCAGAGAAGCAAGCACGCGCTTCCTCTGTTCAGGCAGCATCAACTGGCAGTTCCCGTGTTTCCGCTGAAACGAACAGCACCAAGAAGAAGTATAGACGGGCTGACATTATCAAACTCATGCGCGAAGACCCTGATCGGTACTCTTCCCTCGCTGGTGAAATCCGACGAGCTTATGCCGAAAATAGGGTTATCGACTAGTAATCAAATAACCTTTTGGAGATACAAAGATGGCTACTTCAACTTATCCTACAATGACTGGCGCAGTTGGCCTTACCGAGGCTGACTCGTTCATCCCTACCCTCTGGTCTGATGAAATCCGTGCAGCCTACGAGAAATCCCTTGTACTGGCTCCGCTGGTGCGCAAGATGCCTATGGTGGGCAAGAAAGGTGATACAGTTCGTATCCCTGCTCCTACCCGTGGTAGCGCATACGTCAAAGCAGAGAACACTGCTGTAACGCTGCAAGGCAATACTGAGAGCTACGTTGACGTAGTTGTCAACAAGCATTACGAATACTCGCGTCTGGTTGAGGACATCGTAAATGTCCAGTCGCTGGATAGTCTTCGTCGCTTCTATACCCAGGATGCAGGCTACGCGCTTGCTGTTCAGATTGATAGCGATATCTGGACAATGGGTAAGTACCTCGGTGACGATAACGGCTCTGGTAGCGACTGGATTCACTCTAACGTCTACTTCCCGGATGCCAGCACTGGTCTGACTGCGTACGCTGAAGATACAGTAGTTGCCGCTGACGTACTGACTGACTCAATCTTCCGCAAGTTGATCCAGAAGATGGACGATGCCGATGTTCCAATGGATGGCCGCAAGTTCATCTTCCCGCCGTCGCTGAAGAACACTCTGATGGGCATTGACCGCTATGTATCCAGCGACTTCGTAAATGGTCGCTCAGTGCAGAATGGCAAGATTGGCGAGTTGTACGGTATTGATCTGTTCATGTCCACTAACTCGCCTACAGTTGAAACTGACGCTAATAACAGCGTTGGTGGCGATCTGAAGGCGTGTCTGTTGATCCATACCGATACGGTCATCTTGGCAGAGCAGTTAAAAATCCGCTCGCAGACGCAGTATAAGCAGGAGTATCTGGCTGACCTGTACACCGCAGACACCATCTATGGCGTCAAGGCGTACCGCCCAGACAGCGGCTTCGTGCTAGTTGTTAACGCCTAAGACTAGGCAAAAGGCAGCGGGGGAAACTCCGCTGTCTTACTCCTAAGACTTACTACTCTGTAGGTCTTATAAGTAAGACACTCCAAAAGAGACCATTCCTTTGAGTAACTACACCAAGACTACTTCGTTCACTCCTAAAGATTCTCTCTCTCCCGGTAATCCATCAAAGGTTGTAAAGGGTAGTGAGTTTGATACGGAGTTTGACAACATTGCTACTGCTATTGCTACCAAGGCAAACAGCACTAGCCCTACGCTAGTTACCCCTGTACTTGGTACGCCTACTAGCGGCACATTGACTAACTGCACTGGTCTGCCTATCTCTACCGGCATCAGCGGTCTTGGCACAGGCGTTGCCTCTTTCCTCGCTACTCCCTCTTCTGAAAACCTACGCACTGCCCTCACTGATGAGACTGGCACTGGTGCTGCTGTGTTTGCTACAAGCCCTACTTTGGTAACTCCTGTACTGGGTACTCCTTCGAGCGGTACACTGACGAGCTGCACTGGACTACCTCTTTCTACAGGTGTCACAGGAACGCTCCCAGTCGCTAACGGTGGGACAGGACAGACTAGCTATACCAACGGTCAACTGCTGATAGGTAATACTACCGGAAACACCCTTACTAAGGCGACACTGACTGCTGGCACTGGCATCACGGTTACTAACAGCACAGGGAGTATCACTATTGCTTCTAGCGTTACGGCAGGCGCTCTTGTGTACCTATCAAGTGCAACAGCGTCTTCCTCATCCTCTATTGATCTTGAAACAGGATTTGGGAGCACCTACGACTCCTACGTCATTATAGGACACGATGTTGTATTGGCTGCTTCGGATCAGCTTATATTTCGCCTAAAGATAGGAGGCTCTTACATCACTACTGCTACCTATTACAACGCCACGGCTAACAATACTTCTAGTACGGCTGCTTCCTACTGTAAACTAAGCGGATCTGCTTTAACAGGGCCGTACTCTTTCAGGATCAGTATCCTTAGTGCCAACTCTTCCGCTGTAAAACAAGCAATGTCAGACACAACTATTGCTACGATTATCCCGTCTGTTTACAACGAAAGGTATACGCACTTGAACACTAATACAGGGGCGGTTTCGGGAGTGCGGTTTCTTTGTGCGGGGCCATATAACATTACTTCCGGTACTTTCTATCTTTACGGCGTAGCTAAGGCTTAATCTAACTTACTGAGGTATTCAACATGGCAGACTTTGCAAATAATGGCTCGATGGCAGTAGACGGTAACGCCAAGCCTATCCCGGTAATGAAGCCAGTCTCCACTGAGAAGCTGGCTATTACTACTACGGCTGCTTCTGCGGCTGCGCGTACTAACCAGACTAACGTAGTGCGTATTGTCTCTGACCTCGCGTGCTTCTACTCCACGGACGCTACAGCTACTACGAGTCAGGCTTATCTGCCTGCGGACACTATTGAGTACATCAAGCTACAGACGGGCGATACCTTGTCTGTCATTACTGCCAGTGGCTCAGGTTCCATGTACATTTCGGAGATGGTGTAATGCTGGGACTCCGCCTTAACAAGCTAGGAGCGCCTTCTAAGCAAGGCTTCTCTTTGCGTAGGCTATTTAGACCAGGCGCTTATGGCTTCTTGGGCGCGCTGTCCAACCTCTCCACCATCCGCCAAACCTACAACGCCCCCGCCACAGCGGTGACTGCCGCTAGCGACCCTGTTGGGCTTATGCTCAATACGGTGGGGGATACGGATGTTGTAAATCTGTTGTTGTGGACCGATGACATTTCCAATGCGGAATACACGAAGGTTAATGCGACAGTTTCGCCTAATGTGGCGGTAGGCCCGAACGGCTCTCCTATTGCAGACAAACTGATTGAATCCGCTATTGCTGCTGACCACGCCTTTCGCTGTGACGCCACAATTACAGCCGGCAGTGCGGTAACTTTCTTTGTTCGTGTGAAGCCGGCAGGTCGTGACCGCATCAGAATTTTGGTTTCAGATACCGCCACATCGAACCAGACATTAGCGTTCTTTGACGCAGCCACAGGGACACTAACCCAAGCAGTTCAGCAAACTGGCGCAGCAACAGCGGGTGTTGCGAGCATCACTGCTGACGCCGAAGGGTATTACCTCTGCCGCATTTCGTGCGTCATTGACGGGTCTAGCACTACTGCACGTTGCCGTGTGAGCTTGTCTGATAATAGCGACAGCATCACATACTTGGGCAATGGAAGCAGTGGTATTTACTTGAGTGGTATCCAGTGTCAACTAGGATCAATCCCACGCCCCTACCAACCCAACGCCGCCTGCCTCGGAGGTTCCAACCGCAGGACTGGTGGAAGTAACTTGCTGCTGCTCACGGAAAACATCACCGACTTTACAGGGATGTGGAGCGGCACCGATGCAACGGTTACTTATGGGCAGATTGCAACACCAGAAGGTGCATTGCGAGGAAGTCTTGTTACCGAAGGTGTTGCTGGTACGGCTATCTACTCGCAGAGCTTCACTTTCCTTGCTGGCAGCACTTTAACGATTGCGATTCGCTTCAAGCGCGGCGGGCCAACACCGATTCAATGGAACAAGATGCAGCTAAACTCTTCTGGTGGCACAACGAGAGTTTGGGCGGACATCCAGAATGGCATCATTGGCACCAACAACCCTTCAGCCGGAACGCATACCTTTGTGTCGGCAGCTCTGACGGCAGAGTCTGATAGCTGGTACTGCCTTTCTTTGACGATTACGGTCGCAACAGATACAACCGCGTCACTCAATTTCTGTTCTGCAAGCGCAAATAACAGCAACACCCGTGTCAACAACGCGACGTACTACGTTTGCAAGGCGCAAGCAAACCTTGGCACCCTTGCCACCTACTCCCGCAACATGGAAGTCGTCGGCGGCCTGCTCACTTCACTGGTGCCGTATCAGGCAACGAGCGCCAACCGTGGCACGCTAGCGAGAAGGCCGAGAAGTGGGATCAGGAATCGCGTAGCCTCGAACCAAATGGCTGGCGCTGTCGCAGGCTCCCCGGGTACACCTACTACTGACTGGAGTTACCTAGCCATCCCTGCTGGTATTACGCGAACGATTGTGGGTGTGGGGACTGAAGACGGAATCCGTTATTCTGAAATTCGTTTTGCTGGTACTACAACCGATGCAAGCGGGATAAGTATAGGACTAGGCGCGTCAGCCGCGCTAACTTCAGAAACGTGGACAAACTCTTATTATCATAAATTGGTAGCTGGGTCAGTTACAGGAGTTACTAATTGGCAGGTTGGAATTATTGAAAACACATCAGGCGGCGTCTTTGTTTCCGGGGCTTTCTACAATATAAACGCTCCTGTGTCGGCGTCTTTGTCATCTCAGCGACAGGTTGCAACTAGAACATTAAACGGCGGAGCTACGGTAGGACAAAATTCTGGGTTATACAAAGTTGCTATCCCAACATCTACAGCCATTGATTTCACTATTCGCATTGGTGAGCCTCAGATAGAAAAAGCGTCATCAGTATCCGCACTGCAACACATAACTTCAGCAACCAATATCACTGAAGACAATGAACCTTCCGTCTACCATACTTTCTACGACGGCACTTCGGACTACATGGACACCGGGGTGCAGAGTTTTGGTAGAGCCTCACTGGCTGCGGTGGCTGGGCAAGCGTGGACGATCTTTGGAGACTACAGGACGCTATCGCCAGCGTCCGCAGCCGTAGTTGTAGGAAAGAACGGCGGGAGTGACACCCTTGGGACTCTACAGTTGCTTGTTAGGGGGTCGGGCGGCGGTAATGCGCTGTCCGCGATAAGTATGGGTGGCACTCAAACCAACCTCTCCGCGACCAACACTGGCGATGGGGTGTTTCATACATGGGCGCTTCGCTGGGACGGGACGACGTTGACTGGGTGGGTAGATTCTGGTGTTGGGAGCACCGTCCCTCCTGGGTCAGCAGCGGACGTTGCAGAGGCGATTACCATCAGCGCAAGAACTGCTTCAGCGCCGACTCGGCTTTTCTCCGGACACAATGATGTCTGGATGCTTGACCGCGCCCTGAGTGATACCGAAGTCACTGCTTTGATGGCAAATCTCAATCTTACCTACCGATTTGGGCTGTAACCATGACTACTGAATATAATCACAACATAGCTATGTTGGTTCCAGAGGATTGCTGGGAATCTGCTGGGGCTTTGATAGCTTGTATCAGTGGTCAACAGTCTGATTTGACTCAGTTTGGGAATGAGAAGTTTATTGGTGGTTACGATGCCTGCAATGCGCAGGCGAAGGCGTCACATGTACAGGCGCTACAGGCCGCAGCTGCTGGTTTGTTCATTCCCGAACGTCCAGCTTGGGACGCCGAAGAAGCAATTGATATGGTTGCCGTCCTCGACCTCATCGACACGATGCAAGTCGTCACCGAACTACCTGAAGGTGGCATTTCCATTTACCCCGATACCGTCATCATTGGGCTGAACATCGACGCCAAGACGCTGGCAAACGCTTGTGGTTTAGTATCTGTAACTTCTGATGAGTGAGGAGAGGGTATGTCAGACGATGGGGAGCGCATTGCGACACTTGAAACTCAGATGGAAATGCTCCTCGGCAGTGTATCTGCTATAGAGGCTGATACCAAAGAGATTAAAGCAACACTCACTCAGCAGAGAGGCTTCATTGCAGGCATGTTGACTATCCTGGCCCCCTTGTGGGGCTTAGTGGTGTTCGTAGCGCATGAAGTATGGACTACCTTCTTTGGGAACTCTAACTGATGTCACTGGATGAGAGTAAGAGGGATTGGCTGGAGTCGTTTCCCGGCTACATGGAGCTGGATGACGTAGAACGCTTTGTGATCTGTAACGGCTGTGGCGCTGCCAATAGCAAGTTTGACTTTGTACCAGACACAATCTACGGACTAAACATCAAAGAAGCCTGCTATCGACACGACTACGCT